GATAACCTGTTTATCTAGCAGAAAACAAAAAAAGGTTTGGTTTTTTCTCAGATTTTCGATTTTTTTTACCCCCCCCCTTCTTTTTTTCGGGGACTTGCTTGAGCAGAACCGTCACACCCGATTTTGACCATGACCCCAAATTTTTTTTTAAAAAAAATCTGAAAAACTTTTTTTATGAACCAGCAGGAACAATTAGCCCAAGCATTAAAGCAATTTCAGCATCGTTACGTCAATAATCCTGCCCTTTTCGTGGAGGAAGTCCTTCAGGTGAAGCCAGACCCTTGGCAGGCACAGGTATTAAAGTGGGTAACTGAGGGTGAAAGACGAATTTCAATTCGTTCTGGACATGGTGTGGGAAAATCATCATGTGCATCATGGTTAATGATCTGGCATCAGTTGACGCGGTTCCCTCAGAAGACGGTTGTTACAGCACCGTCCCATTCTCAGTTGCATGATGCACTTGGAGCAGAGGTAAGGAGGTGGATAACTGCTTTGCCTGATGTAATAAGGGATCAGTTGGAGGTTTTGAGTGAGCAGATACGTTTAATTGCGGCCCCAAGTGAGAGTTTTATCAGTTTTCGTGTTTCTAGGCCCGAAAAAGGGAGTGCAGAGACACTTCAGGGGGTGCATAGTGATCATGTTTTATTAGTGGTTGATGAGGCAAGCGGAATAAACAACGCAATATTTGAGGCAAGTGCAGGTTCAATGTCTGGAGACAATGCAGTCACCCTTCTTTTGGGGAATCCAGTGCGTGGACAGGGTTTTTTCTATGATACTCACAACAAGTTGGCAAGTGACTGGAAGACTTTGCGTGTAAATTGTGAGGATTCGTCCAGAGTGAGCAAGGATTTTGTCAAGGAGATAGAGAACAGGTATGGTCGTGAGAGCAATCAGTTCCGCGTCAGGGTCAGTGGGGAGTTTCCAATGGCAGATGAGGACGCAATCATTCCAAGGCATTTGGTGGAGGGTGCAGTTGCGCGAGATGTGGAGGGGATTGGTGGTGATGTAATAATGGGGGTTGATGTTGCACGTTTTGGCAGTGATGCAAGTGCAATTTGTGTACGTCAGGGCAATAAGATAATAGGGGACAGGATAAAGACGAAGCGTGGGCTGGACACAATGCAGGTAGTTGGTTGGGTGAGGAAGGAGATGGAGGAATTGAGGGAGCAGAAGTATGAGATTGGGGAGGTTTGTGTGGATTCGATTGGTTTGGGTGCAGGAGTGGTGGATCGTTTACTGGAGGAGGGAGTTGATGTAAGGGGGGTTAATGTTGGTGAGTCTCCAAGTATGGGTGGAAACTACTTGAATTTGAGGACGGAGTTATGGGAGAAGTGCCGTTTATGGTTTGAGGGCAAGGATGTGGTGATTCCGAATGATGAGCAGTTGATTAATGAGTTATGTTCAGTAAGTTACGGATACAGTTCAACAGGCAAGACAAAAGTGGAGAGTAAGGATGATATAAGGAGGAGATTAGGGAACAATGCATCTCCAGACGCGGCAGACGCATTAATTTTGACATTTGCAAGTTATGCAAGCCGAAACGCATCAAAATCTTGGTCTAAGCCTTTAAACAGGGAAATTATGGGGATAGTTTAATGGAGAGTCAGATTGACGGTATTTTCCCGACTCCTTTGTATATGTTCAACAGGGGTCTTGGGATTTCGGATTCAGAGAAGGAGGAGTTCAGCGAGATTATTGGTGAGGGGTTGTGCAGTAATATTTACAATTCCACGACTAGGAACACGCATATATTTAATAAGAGGTTATCTCAGTTGCGTAGTTTTTGTGAGGAGGGCATTGGGAGGTATGTAAGGGGAATAATATCTCCAAGGGAGGATATGGATTTTTTTATCACGCAGTCATGGATCAATGTGACAAAGGCAGGAGAGAGTCACCAGAGGCATTGTCACCAGAACAGTATAATAAGTGGTGTTTACTATCATAAGACGATTGAGGATGATTCTATAGTGTTTATAGACCCGAATAATGCAGTTAAGGACAGGATACAGGTATTGCCGCTTGAAAATAATATATTTAATTCAAATGAGCGTATTTTACCTGTGAAGGATGGTGACTTGGTTTTGTTTCCGTCTTATATGGAGCATCATGTGGACAAAAATGAGACTGGAGATACGCGAATATCTCTGGCATTTAATGTATTTGCGAGGGGTTTGTTTGGAGATCAGGAAACATTGACGGAACTAAATATATCCTGAGTTTTATAAGGTACGGAAAGACTTGATCTTTTTTTGTTTTCCAGTGAGGTTGTCTTTTAATAGACATTTTTTGGAGAAATATGGCTCAATACGAAGAAATGGACGAAAAATCTGCTGAACTTGAGAAAGAGCAGATTCGTTTGGCAGGCGACACTGCAATGGATGAGGATGAACTGGAGAGTATTGTCGCAGGTCTTATTGATGAGGCACAGGACTATATTGATCTACAGGAAGCACCAGACCGCATTCAGGCCAGTGATTATTACAATGGCAAGCCTTTTGGCAATGAGGAGGATGGACGCTCACAGGTAATCAGCAGGGATGTAAGGGACACCGTTTCTCTGATGTTGCCCCAGATTATGAGGATATTTTTCGGGTCTGAGAGAACAGTTGAGTACCAGCCTCGTTTTCCTGAGGATGTTGCAAACGCTGAACAGGCCAGTGATTATGTCAATAGTGTGGTTTTGGGGCAGGATAACCCCTCATTTTCTATTTTTTATTCAATCTTTAAGGATGCACTCATTAAGAGGGTGGGGATTTGTAAGGTTGACTGGGAGAAGATTGAGGAGGTTGAGCATGAGGAATACACAGGACTTGATGATCAGGGACTAGAGGCACTTTTATCCGATCCAGACATTGAGGGGAGTTCGATTGAATCGTACCCCGACCCGAATTTTGTTCCACCACCACCTGAGAGTATCTCTCCCAATGGAGAACCCATGCAACAGTCAAGCATGGATGCTCCTATGTTGCATAATGTGGTAATCCGTAGGCTTTCAGGTGATGGTGGGATTGCTATTGAGGCACTGCCTCCAGAGGAGTTTTTAATTGACAGGAGAGCACGTTCCATAGAGGATTCGACCCTAGTTGCCCACAGGAGATACCTGACAGTGAGTGAATTAACGAGCATGGGGTATAATTATGATGAGATGCTTGAGTTGGCAGGAGATGAGGATGAGTTTGGCACAAATTCGGAGTTCCTGAACAGGCATCCTTTGGGGAATTATGCAGACAGGTCAAATGGAGGAGAGGCAAACAGGAAGGTTTTATACATTGAGGCATATGCAAAGGTTGACTTTGGAGGTTCAGGGATAGCATCCTTGAGGAGATTCTGTCTGGCAGGATCACACCATAAACTGCTCCACCATTCTCCAGTCAGTGATATACCCTTTGTTTTATTTAACGCATTCCCAGAACCGCATCTCTGGAGGGGTTCATCTGTTGCCGACCTTACAATGGATGTCCAGCTTATAAAGAGTTCCATAATGCGGAATATGCTGGATTCTCTTGCAAAGGCAATCCATCCAGATACAGCAATCATTGAGGGGCAGGTTAATATAGATGATGCCCTTAGTAACAAGGTTGGAAAGCTGATAAGAACAAGGTCTATTGGTGCAGTTCAGGAGTTGAATAAGAGTTTCAACGGCAAGGAGGCATTCCCGATGCTTGATTATATGGATCAGGTTAAGGAAGACCGCACAGGGATGTCTAAGGCAAGTGTCGGGCTTAATCCTGATGCCTTGCAGTCCTCCACAAAAGCGGCAGTTTCCGCAACAGTTCAGGCATCACAGGCACAGATAGAGTTGGTATGCAGGGTATTTGCAGAAACAGGAATGAAGGTTGTCTTTAAGAAGATACTCAAGCTACTGCACTCCCATCAGGACAAGGCAAGGATGGTTCGTCTTAGGAATCAATGGGTTCCAGTTGACCCAAGGGCATGGGACGCAGGGATGGATGTTAGTGTTAATGTTGCACTTGGCCTTGGAACAAATGAAGAAAGAATGGTGATGCTTGCAGGTCTTGCACAGAAACAGGAGAAGATTCTTGAGACTCAAGGGCCAGTTAATCCGCTTGTTACGATGGAGCAGTACCACCATACGCTTTCAAAGATGACTGAATTATCTGGATTTAAGGATGTGCCTAATTTTTGGAGTGATCCAAGGGACTTCCAGCCTCCACCCCCTGAACCACCCGAACCTACAGCAGATGAGATTTTTGCACAGGCGCAGGCAGATAAGGTTCGTGCAGATATTGAACTTGACAGGCAGAAATTTGCTCTTGATCAGGAAAAGATGATCAGGCAGGATGATTTAGAAAGAGATAAACTTGAGTCTGACTTGGAGTTGAAAACTCAGGAGATGGAGAACAAATATAAGACAACTATTGACCAGACAGAGATAAAGGGAAGGATGGAGCGTGACCGCGAACAGTTAAAACTGGAAGCGGAGCGTATTCAGCAGATGAGCCAGATGGGCCAACAGCAGGCAAGTCCTCCTATGCCTCCGCAGGACATGAGTCCTGAACAGGTTGGGCCTCCAATGAATGATTTTCCACCTGACCAGATGCCCAGTTGATGCCTGACGAGTGGGGAGAAATTCAGGTTACTAAACATATGTGGATCAGGCAGAAAAAGAAATTAATGAGAGATGGGAAAGAAAAAGAAGGAACAAAAACAAAAGACTGCGGAAGAGATAATATCTCAAGGAAATAGCGCAGAAGATTTTTTACAGTCTCCAATATTTTCTGAAGCATATGAGAATTTGGAGGATAAGTATATAAACGCATGGATTTCTTCCAGTGCTGATGATGAAAAGAAACGTGAGCAGTGTTATGTTTCGCTCAAGGTCTTGTCAGAAATCAGGCTGGAGTTGGAGTCCATGATTAACAGCGGAAAGATCGCAAAACAAAATAATTAGATTTTGAGGAGACTGGACATTCCATCTTGGAGCAAGTCTGGTGTCCTGAGAATCTTAGAAAGTAAAAATGGCAGAGCAGGAAGTACTCGATGGCAATATTCCAAAAACTGGAACTGAACTCGATGAAGCCGCCGCATTCTGGGGAAAAGAACTGGCCTCCGAAAATGGTGATGAATCATTAGAAGAAGAACCCGAAACAGACCCCGAAGAGTCCGAAGATCAAGACTCTGAAGATGTGCAGGAAGAAGAATATGAAGAACAAGATGCAGAAGCAGAACCAGAGCAACAACTTTACAAAGTGCGCTCGGATGGTGAGGACATAGAAGTCCCACTTGATGAATTAATCTCAGGCTACTCTCGTCATTCTTCATATACAAAGAAATCTCAGTCTCTTGCAGAAGAACGCAAAAATTTTGAGAATGAGAAAGCAGAAGCAAGTCAAATGCGCCAGCAGGCGATTCAAATACTTGAGTCTGCACAGTCCGCACAATCTCAAACGCAGGAAAAAGACTCCCAATACTGGCAGGAATTAAAAGACAGTGACCCCATGCAGTTTATGCTGGAGCGTGATGAGTTGCGTGAGTCTCAAATGCAGAACCAAATGCGTGAACAACAGTTACAGCAATTAAAAGCGCAGGAGGAAGCAGAGAGACAGGCCAACTTTGATAACTACCTTGCTACACAGAGGAAAAACCTAGATGAGTTGATCCCTGAGTGGAAAGATGAAAAAGTTGCAAGTCAGGAGAAGAAATTAATCATAGAGTATGGGAAAAGTATTGGTTTTTCTGATGAAGAATTGGAAAAGGCATACGATTCTCGCGCAGTCGCAACAATGCGTAAGGCAATGCTCTACGATCAGTTATCTCAGAAACGTGGAACTTTGAAACCAGTTAAGCGCGGTAGCATGAAAGCAGGTTCACAGTCGGTAGACCTTAGTAATGTGAAGTCTAAGAAAGCATCGGATAAACTTAGGAAGTCTGGTCGTGTCGAAGATGCGGCTAATGTCTTTTACAATATGATTCGTAACTAACTAATATAAAAGGATAAAATGGCTATTGTAGCGAATACTTTTCAGACTTATCAGGCAATAGGTCGCAGAGAGGACTTGAGTAATACAATTTACAATATCAGTCCTACTGATGTGCCTTTCATGTCCATGATTGGTCGAAGCAAGGCAACTAATACTTTAGCGGAGTGGCAGACAGATGCACTCGATGCCGCCGCCGCGAATGCACAGGTGGAAGGAGATGAATATGCCTTCACCGCAGTTACTCCGACTGTAAGACTGGGTAACTACACACAAATATCTCGCAAGACTGTTATTGTTTCTGGTTCTCAGCAGGCAGGTAACAATGCGGGCCGCGATTCAGAAATGGCCCTCCAGCTTGCAAAATCCAGTAAGGCCCTCAAGCGCGATATGGAAAAAGCGTTGACAGGCAATGTGGCAAAAGCCGCAGGTAATGCAAGTACAGCAAGAAAACTTGGTGGAATGGAAACTTGGATTTCCACTAACGTATCTCGCGGTTCAGGCTCTCCTGCTGGTTCTGGTGCAGGGGGTGGAGCGGCCCCAGTTGATGCTGGTACTGCTCGCGCAATGACTGAAGCACTGTTGAAAGCAGTAATCCAGTCCACATACTCCTCAGGTGGTGATCCATCAGTTCTGATGGTAGGCCCATTTAATAAAGGGGTTGTATCTGGGTTCACAGGCAGGACACAGGCTCGTCAGAACATTGCGAAAGACGCAATCCAAGCCGCCGCACACCTATATGCCAGCGACTTTGGGGAATTAAAGGTTATCCCAAATCGTTTCCAAAGGGAAAAATCGGCATTTGTTATTGATCCTGAATTTTGGAGCACTGCTTATTATCGTGACTTCAAACAGGAGGAAGTGGCAAAAACAGGTGACGCAATTAAACGCGCCCTTTTGGTGGAATTTACGCTTATCGCAAAGAATGAAGCGGCAAGCGGAATCGTAGCTGATTTAACTACAAGTTAATATGCTCTCACCTTCTCGTAAGGTGCTCCTCGACTGGTCGCAGGGGAATCAGGAAATATTCTCCTACGACCAGCACGATAAGACCTTTACAATAGAGCACAAGGAGGACGTTGAGCCTCTTATTAGGGTGGCAAAGGATATGTCATATCTTGAACCGTCAAAGGATTTGCGCCACGTTGCAATAATCCCAAAATTTGTTTTAGACCAATCATTGAGAGAAAAATGGTCAAAAAAAGACTGGAAGAAGTGGGCAAACGACCATGCGAATCAAGCATTCAGGACACACCCAAGCACACTTTAAAAGTAGCGGTATGTGTTGCATCAACGACAACTTCATACCCAAGCAAGTTTACAGAATGTTTATCAAATATGACTGCACATTTCCAGCAGTCGGACTTTGATGGAGAACACGAAATAAGAGTATTTACAACTCATGGATCAATACTCCCAGAAGTCAGGCACAGGTTAATTGGTGATGCAATCGGTTGGGACGCAACTCATGTGCTTATGCTTTCACCTGAACTGACGTTCCCTCCAGACTCCGTACACCGTCTACTGATGAGGGGTAGGGGAGCAGTAGGAGTTAATTACTTGAAAGATTACGCAAGAAAAGAATTTTCAGCATACAGGGGAGCAGGAACAATAATACCAGATGAAAAACTACCTGAGACAGAGGAAGTGGATGGAGTGGCTTTGGGCATGGTCTTATTTAATATGCCGTTATTTGACTGTATTGACCTCCCATTCTTTAAATATGAGCAGGTTGGGGACACCCCAGCATTTGCAGAAGATTATATTTCATTTTGGGAGAAGTGCAGAGAGAAAGAGATACCCTGTGTTATTGATCACGAATTATCGAAGGAAGTTAAGTCCCTGCATCATGGAGAACTATGGCATTAGCTAATTACAGTGATTTACAGGTGGTTGTTGCAGACTTCCTGAACCGTTCAGACTTGACCGACATTATAAAGGACTGGATAAGGATGGCAGAAGCAGAGTTCAACCGTCTTCTTAGGGTGCGTGAAATGAGTGTCAGGACTCGCGCACCTCTTTCAACTCAATTTGTAAAACTGCCTGATGATTTCCTTGGAATGCGGAATATTGAACTGGTTACTGACCCGATAACTCCGCTTGAGTATCGGAATCTCCATAACCTTGATCTTCACAGGTCAGGGGACTCAACTGGGAAACCATTGTATTACTCAGTTGTGCAGAATAATCTGGAATTTGCCCCAGTTCCAGATACGGAATATACACTTGAAATAGTGTATTACCAGAAGATACCGCAACTTGGGACTGAAGCAACTGAATTTACAACAAACTGGCTACTGGAAACACATCCAGACGCATACATCTATGGAACTCTTTTGCAGAGTCCAGTGTATTTAGGCCATGATGAACGTATTAATATCTGGTCTGGGAGATACCAGCAGATCATTCAACAAATAACAACGAGCGATGATAAAGCGTCCTTCTCAGGAACGACTCCCTCAATCGCTTTCTCTCCAATAGGATAAAATATGGCTGGACTAACAAACTACCTTGAAGACAAAATCTGGAATCACGTTTTCGGATCAACTTCATACACAAAACCAACTAATTGGTATGTTGGTTTATTAACGGCAA